CAAGCAGAACCGTTAGAAATATTGCAAGCCGATGTATTTAGTGCTGATATATCACCTACTAAATTAATTCAATACTCTATAAATAATAATACAGACTTTAATTATTACACTTTTTTAGGTGGTACGTTTAAGGCTCAAAGTGAAACAATGAGTGGAGAATGGTTTAAGGCAAATTCATCTAGCGTTACATTTACAGAAGATGATTCAAGTGTACCTGCGTTAGGTCCTTCTTTGCCTGACATTAACAATTCATCTATAGGTAACATAATATTAAGCGACAATAACTTAAAAAGTGTAAACGCTTTAGGTACTATAAACGCAGACATAACATCTAATTCACCTATAGATAAACTAGAAACAAGTTCAAATATTTTAGGTCGTGTTTATGATAATCAAAAGTTAATAATTACATCTCAAAATAATAATAGAACTTTAGTCGTAGTTGTTAATGGAGAGCAAGCCAAAGGTTCAAATGGTATAAATATAAATTCAATTACACCTGAATACCCTATACCTGAAGGTTCTACTATATCTATATTAGAAGGCGACCTAACCAACGTAAAAGCGGAAAACGTACTTGACGTTCGGACAGCTCACTATCACCACTCTTCGGCTGATGTAGATTATTACATACCTATTTCGGGTGCGTCAGTAGCAGAAGGTAGTTCTTTAAGTACAAGTGATTATCAATTAATGTTTACAGTACCTTACAATGGGTTTGTCAAAAGTATAGTTAATTACAACTCTCATACAGCAAGTAAACAATCTCAACTAACTTTCCACAAAGCAGGTTCTAGTACAAACATAGGTGACACTATTACTACTGGCACGTACACAACTGAATTTGCGGTAGATTGCCCTAGTAATTGGACTTTCACTAAGGGAGATGTAATTTCAATCGGTAGAGTCGATACAGCACAAGTACACGGAACATCGATGTCAATCGTTTTACAATACAACACACAACCAATAGCACCTTAAGATATGGCACTACAAGACAAAAAAAATAAGACTATATTTACTAAGACAGGTGATGGTAACGATAAGGTTGATTCTGCTAAGATAACTGAATTAGAAACTAAGTTTACTAATGGGGATCACATACAAGATAGAGGTTCTTTTGCTCAATTAGGTATAGTTTATCTTCAGTTACAAAACGTATCGGAAGAGTTAGACGAACTTAGACGACATTTAACTGAGGATTTTTCAGGCGGAACTGGAGGGCAAGGACCAAAAGGAGATAAAGGCGATAAAGGAGATACAGGCGATGCAGGAGCTAATGGCTCTAATGGTGTTGACGGAGTAGACGGAACAAACGGGACTAATGGAGCAACAGGTTTAAGAGGACCAACAGGTTCAAGAGGACCTATAGGTAACACAGGAGCTAGAGGTGCTGAAGGAGCTGATGGAGCAGCAGGCGGTGTGTATGGAGATAAAATTAAGATATTACCTACTGCTTTTATGGGTAACGATGACGCTAGTTTAGAGCGTACCGTAATCGAAGATGATGTAAGGGGTAAGTTAGCTGTTAGAGTGGCTAGTTCATCACAAGAAATATTTGCTACTGTAGCTATACCCGAAGGAAAGAGTGTAACAGGTTATAGGGTGTACACAAATAGTAAATTAACAACTTACTTAAATGGAATAGATTTAACTACAGGAGTAATGTCTGAGTTAACAAGTGGATTCTCAAATGAAACTATAAATTTAAAAAACTCGTATTCTAGTACAAGTACTAATTACGTTGCGATAAAAGTTATGACTACGACAACATCACAATTAATATACGGAGCAGTAATAATTATAGCTTAAAGGTGTGGGGGAGTTAGGTTTTCGCTACCTTTTTCGCCTAGTTCTCTCACTACCTTTTTACAATTTTAAACAATCAATTAATAACAACTAATAAAAACTAAAATTATGGGATTCATTCCAACTAACAAAGTAACGCAACAAGCAATTAAAGCAGTCGCAGTAGATGTTGATTCATCAGATGTAACACTAGCTATACCAGGAGCTGTATTATACATCGGTACAGGTGGAGATGTTAAAGTAACAACTATATCAGGCGATGATGTTACATTTAAAAATTTAGCAAACGGATCGGTATTAGCAGTTCAAGTTAAAAAAGTATTTAGTACAGGTACAGACGCAGACGACATAGTAGCTTTATATTAATCTAATTTAAAACGCTTAAATTATGATAATAACATTTACAAACGTAATCGGGGCTATTCGAAACGCAATAAGTTCCGTAATCACAACCAATCTAAAGATGTGGCTTGGATTTGAAACGAGCGAAACATTAGGTAGGGAGGAAGTTGTTGATGGAGGTTTTTCAAATCAATCAAATTGGACGACAACAGGAGGATTTTCTGTTTCAGGTAATGCAGCAAATTGTGATGGTACAAATGATTCTTTAGTTTTTCAATCTATTTCTAGTTTAAATAATGGAGATACAATAAAAGTTACTTTTGATGTTGAAAATTATGTAAGTGGTACAGTTAGATGTGGAGCAGGTGCAGGATTACAACAACCATTTGGTTTAGCTGTAACAGGAAATGTTATAGGACATACTGAAATTATAACTAAAACATCTGCAATTGTTGCTTTTGGATTTAGAAGTTACTCTTTCCAAGGTTCAGTAACAAACCTTAAAGTGCAAAAACTAACCCAAATCACACCTGACAAATCGGGCAACAACAATGTAGGCGAGTTGTTTACAGGTAAGGCGATTGAGCTTGATGGGGTTAATGATGAAATTAATTTTGGACCTGCACAAATACCTATCAAAACTATTAGTTTTTGGATCAAACCTTTATCTGTAAGTAATGAGGGGTTATTTTATTTAGGTTTGTCTGGTTTTCCACAATTTAGACAAATATCTATTACAAGTGGTAACATATCAGCAACAAGTTATCTTACTAACTTCACTCCTTATGTAAACAATATTCAAACTTCAGCAGTAACACAAGATGTTTGGCAAAGGGTTGTATTAACTTTTGATGAATGGACAACAACGTCTTTACAAATAGGTAAAGTTTATAGTAGTGTTTATGGTCATTTTGCTATTTCTGATGTTCAATTTTATAATGAAACTTGGACAACCGATGACATCGCATACGATTACGCAAACCCAAATAAACTTGCAATAGATAACCCTAGTACGAATTTAGTCGTTACAAACTTAAAAGCATATTGGGCTTTGAGTGAGGGCGATGGATTGGTCGCTTATGATAGTGGAACTAATTTGGAAGAGGAAGAGGTTACAAATGGAGATTTTGCTACTGATAGCGATTGGAATAAAAATTCAAATTGGAGCATTAGTGGTGGTGTAGCGATTGCTGATGGAACTACGAACGGAGATATAAATCAAGGTACAACACTTGCAACAATAGGTAATTCATATACAATAACATATGAAGTTGTTAGCATATCTCAAGGAAGTTTTTTCTTTAAGTTCGGTGGTGTAGCAGGTACATTAAGAGATGAAATAGGTATATATACTGAGGTAATACAAGCAATAAATACTAATAGATTGTATATAGATAGCTCTAATAATGCTATTGGTTCAGTAGATAACGTATCCGTACGAGAAATAACACCATCCGACCACGGAGGTTTGATTAATGGAGCTGACTACGTTGATGCTCAACCAAGAATACCACAACTAGGTATGATGAATTGGAGTAAGGGTAGTAATTTGTTTCCTTATAGTGAGGATTTTACTCAATGGAATGTAAGTACTGGAGGTACTATAACGCCTAACTTTGCTTTAGCACCTAACGGAACTCAAACTGCAACAAAATACAATATTGATGGAAATTTTAGAGTATTTTTATATACATTAAATTTAAGTACATCAACAGAATATACTTTTTCATTTTATGCTAAAAATATATCATCTACTGTTGCTGCATATAGGGTTTATGATGCTACAAACGCAGCAAATATTCTTGTTACGAGCTATTTATCTGAACTAAGTACAACAGATTGGACTAGAATAGATGTTACTTTTAATACAACTTCTACAGGTACAAGCTATAATTTATACTTGATGTCAGGACAAGGTTCAGGAGATATTTTGTTTTGGGGAGCTCAGCTAGAAGAATCATCATCAGCAAGTGCATACAGACTAACAGACGGAGCAGCAACATCGAACTCAATTGTTATAGCTAACCCAACTATACCAACACAGGACATCTTCGGTAACGCAGTTCGAGATAGATTGAACTCGTTTAATTTAGACGGAACAGGTTATGCTGAGGTGGCTGATGATACTGATTTAGATTTTGGTACAGGAGATTTTACTTTGGAGTGTTGGGCTAAATATGATTTTTTAAACCAAGGTAGTGGTTTTAATGTTTTAGTGAGTAATGGTAGTATGTCAACAAGTGGTTCAGGTTTAAGTTTAGGTTCAAGTATTACAAAATTTGAAGTTAGGTTAAATGCAGGTACAGCAGTAACTAAAAGTTTTGGAACAGATGATATGACTGTTGGAAATTGGTATCATTTAGTTGTAACAAGAGAGGGTACATCATTAAAGACTTATCGAGATACAACTATAAAAAGTTCATCAACAATAGCATCTGTTAATATAGATACATCTTTACCTGTTAGAATTGGAAGAGATACAAATTCCAATAGATTTTATCAAAACTTAATAAGCGATGTAAGACTTTACGACAGAGCATTAACATCAGACGAAATAGAAAACAATTATAACGCAGGTTTATCTGCACATACAAATTAATTATGAGAGGAAATGTATATATGTGTTTAGATAACACAACGTTTAATAAACTAATACCAACAGAGTTAGTAGCTACTTACGGAATACCTGAGTACGATGAAGAGGGCATCCAAAACGGAGTGATTCATCCAACTTTTAAAGAGCTTGGAGAGTACAACCGCAGAAAGTTCGGTGCTAACCCAATGGTTAAAATCGGAAAAGCTAAATTTCATATAATCGAACTCGAAGCAAGTTGGTTAGGTGGAGAGCTATCCGCTTTACTTAAACTAGGTAAGAACAAAGCCTATCCGAAAAATTGCTTGATGACTCGATCCGAAGCGGCTAAGTTTATGCGAGATAACGCAAACGATATAGATAACATCTAAAGCCCTATAACTAATGGATAGCGATTCAATCAAAAATTTAGCGGTCAATGGTACAGCTATAGGGTTAAGTTTCACAGAGGTAGAAGCAGCGTTAAGGTTCGCTGCCCTACTCCTGGGTATCGCTTATACACTATTTAATTTCTATGTAGCGTACAAGAAAAACAAAAGATATGAGTAAATTAGTTGATATACTTGGTGGTAATGTAATTAAGTCGGTCGGGGAAATCCTAGACAACCTAAGCACATCTAAGGAAGAGAAGTTGCTTGCAAAACAAGCGATGAAAGATTTGTTACTTAAAGCTGAGTCAGACGCTCAGGAACAAGTTAGTCGTAGGTGGGAAGCGGATATGAAAGCGGATAATTGGTTGTCTAAGAACATTAGACCTTTGGTGCTTGTGTTTCTTACACTTATCTTAGTGTTACTTTCTTTTCTTGATGGCAACATAGGTGGTTTCACTATTGATGCTGCTTACAAACCAATATATCAAACTTTACTTATAACTGTTTACGCTGCTTACTTTGCAGGTAGGTCAATAGAAAAGATTAAAAGGTAAAAATGAAAGCGATACTCACTAGACTTGACGATGACGGTAAACAAACTTTAGGTCATTTAACGCTGTTTAAGGGACTTAAAAAAGTTTTTGAGTGTAAGACATTGGAGTTGCCTTGGAAAGCTAATGAAACTAACGTGAGCTGTGTTCCCAAGGGTGTGTATAAAGTTTCTCACAGAACCTCGGATAAATACAAAAAACATCTTATATTGCATAATGTTCGAAATCGAAGATACATTCTTATTCATCAAGGAAACTATAATACCGACACAAGAGGGTGTATTCTTGTTGGCTCTAGCTTTGGACAGGTCAACGGGGATTCCTTATTGGATATTACTTCATCAAGACGAACTCTCAATGAGTTACTGGAAGCAACCGAAGGAAAAGGACTTGAATTAATTATAGTTTAACAGATGCCTACATTACCTAAAGGTCGAGGAAGAGTTAAGCCCGTAGACAAAAATAAGTCTTGGGGTGGTGACACTTCATTTTATCGTCAAGCACCTTGGCGTAGACTTAGACTTTGGTGGATAAATCAGAACCCTTTGTGCTTACATTGTGAAGAGGAAGGTAAAGTTGTACCTGCTGATGTAGTCGATCACATTAAACCAATCAAACAAGGAGGAGCAAAACTAAGCCATAACAACATACAATCGCTTTGTCACTCGTGCCACAACAAAAAGACTTATGAAGAAAACAATCCACAGATTCAGGAGTAACTATGAAAAGGTTGTGTGCGGTAAACTTGACGAGCAGAATGTATCATTTGAGTATGAAACTGTTAATTTGCACTACGTGGTTTCCGAACAACGTAAATATACTCCTGACGTTATTTTACCGAATGGTATCATCTTAGAGTTAAAAGGTCGTTTTAGCACCGCAGATAGGAAGAAAATGCTGCTAGTTATAGCGCAACATCCCGACAAGGATATTCGTATGGTCTTTCAACGACACACAAACAAGTTGTTTAAAGGAAGTAAGACGACCTACTCTAAATGGTGCGATAAGAATAACATTAAGTGGGCTGATAAAGTAATTCCAATAGAATGGATAAACGAAAAAAAGAAATAACAAAATGGACGAAGAAGAAAAGAAACGCAACGAAGAGGTTGCTAGACAAACTTGGGATAGTTGGATAGTCGATTTAACCGACCAGGACCAACCCGAAACGTGTGGCATTGACGATGACGATTGCGAAGCGTGTGGATCGTAACAAAAGAGAAAAGGAGCTATTTAGCTCCCTTTTTTAATTCTTCTAATTCTTGTATCAACTTCTCAAGGTACACAGCCAAGTCCATCGCTTCTTCCTGAGCGTGTTTAAGCCAATCTAATGGCGTTAAATCGTCACGCTCCATCGTAGTACCATATTTCTTCTTACCTAACGCAGCACGTTGCGTAATCTTAGCACAAACTCTATATTCTATCTTGCTCATCTTTCCTTAATTATTTCGTAAAAGTCAGGGTCGATAGCTTTAATCTTCTTTTGTATTAAGCTCCAGGCTCTAGCTACCGCCTTATCATCGCCTATGTCTAATCGACTACCTGTACCCGAATTGGCTACGTTAGATGCGTTCTGCTTTAATAATCTTGCAATCTCTTCATTCATAACTTTTAGTTTTTAGTTTCAACACCAAATGTAAATAAAAAAAAGGGAATAACCAATTAAGATTAAACCCTTTTCTACCTAGAAACTAAAAACGCTATAATGATGAAAGAATAGCAGAATACTCAAATATAAAACAATTTTCCTTTACTGTAGTCAAGAAACGTAACATATTTGTAAACAAATTTTCTTTTTGTAAAATCAGTAGTTTCAGGCATCGTTCGCCACATCCACTTATCTATTTTAATCTTGTTAAGGTTAAACACTAACGCCTTATCGTCACTAAAAAAGTTAAAGTACAAACCTTGTGCGGACTTCTCGTTCTTAGTCCTACGTAAGATGCGTTCGTACTTGTGAGCTTCTAACAGCAAACCATCGGTGTACTTCTCCATCGCATAGTCCAAGGTAAAGTTACGTTGCTTCATCTCACAATAATATTTCTTATCGTTTCGCTTGTAAGTGAAATCCCAAAGGGTGTTATAGCTATCCGTTGGCTTGTAGGTTACATCGTAACGATCCGCCCACCTGTCTAATACTTCGTATTCTTTTTTAGTCATCGCTATTGAGTTTATTTAGTATGTTTAATTCTTCCTTCAACTCAATCACCGCATTAGCCATCTCAAACTCGTTCGCCCTGGCTAAGACCGCTTCTCTCTTATAAGACATCATCATCGTATAAATCCAAGTAAATGCAACCGCACTATCCTCTAATACGCTTAACCTCTTTATTAGCGTTTCGGCTTGGGGATGATTAGCGTACTCAACGTATTGCTCTCTCATCTTAAGCACCTCGCCTTGGTGTGCGATAAACTTGTCCATACTTTGAATTTCGTCAAGGTTTGGGTCTTGTTCTCGCAATAGGTTAATTGCTTTTATCGTTAATTCATCGGGCATATTTAAAATAGTTTTAATTGCTTAACATCTGTAGTCCATTGAGTCGCCATTGCGTGGGCTATACCTTCAAAAGTCTTACTTCTTAATGTACTTCTTTGTTCTGGAGTTTTAGCTTCTAACAACGCTTTATAATACCACATAGCCATTTTCTTTTTTACACCTTTTTTAGATGTAAACTCAAAAAACTCTCCTTTATCAACCACATCTGTTGGAACTAATTTTGGTAAATTCTTTAACCATAAGCAAGTAGACTTTTGTGCTTTATCACCAAATTGCCACGGTTGTATTATTTGATCGGGTTTTCTATACTTTGTACTCATAATTCCAATAGGGTTCTCTACAGCAATTCTTTCTATAGGTGCGTTTATTAACGCCATAAAAAAATCAATACCTTGTTGTTGCCTACCATCTGCTATTTTCTTAGCAAAGTGTCTTGCTCCGCTTGTAGCTAAATGTGTGCAAGGTGGAAATGCAATCATCATATCCCAGCCTTTTTGAATAACTTTGAATACATCTTCCTTAAAATGCCATTCAGGGTGTCCGCCACTACAATCTAGTATATCACAACTAAATGCTTCGTGTCCTAACTTCCTAAGATGTTTAGTTACCGCTTGACTTTCTTCGCAAGCTACAAGAATCTTCATAACTTTTAAAATACGTTGTTAGTTCTTACTTTATTATCTACCATAGCTATCGGATCAAACGGACTTCCGTTCTCGTTAAGATACCTAAATCTTCGAGTCGCATAATTATAATACAAAGCGATTGGACTCGTTTCGGGTGTAGGCACTCCGACTAACTTCTGAAACTTTACCTTTTGTATATGGACCTCAGTTTGATTCCATTGCTCCGATTGTGGGTTACGATGAAACACTATAAAGTTATCCGCTCTGTTACCAAACATAGAACCAAACTCTACATCGCTCATATTCGGGGCAGGTCGAGTACCATCTTCGTTCCTTCTTCGGTTCGCTGCCGTACCAGGATGCACTACAAGGTAGAACATAACTTTGTTCTTCTTAATAAACCTTCTGATATTACTCAAAGCATCGTAATAGTATTCGTACTTAGATTGCTTCTCTGCTGCTTTTAAATCGTTAAGAGGGTCTAAGGACACACCATCGACAGGAGTCACTTGCATATAGTCTTGAAACGCTCCTAACACATCTTCTACGGTTGGAGTTTCATCGAACGTAAGCACCGTAAAGTGTTCGTACGCCCAATTAATAGCGTGCAAATAATCGACTTGATTTACTCTATCGTTGAAGTCTTTATCGGCTGTCTTACCACAATACATTTCAGCTATATCTATCATAAGGTCACCCACAGGTTCGTTCTCAGGACAATACATAAGCCACTTATATCCGTATAGCTTGGCTGACATTATCATAAGAAAAAGTTGTGAGGTTGTCTTACCTATATTAGCAAACCCAGTCATTATAGTAAGCTCTCCTTTACGAAAAGTGTAGTGAGGGTCTAGTGGTGGTATTCCTGTAGTAAGCCCCTTAGAATAGCCATTAGCGTATATCTTCTTACAATAGTCGTTAACCTCTTGTTTTGAGGTAATTCTATAAGAAGCCATTATCCCTTCATCGCTTTAAGTTGACCGCCTATATAGTCCGAATCAGGTTTACTTTGGTTCTTCCTAGCTAACCACCCTGAAGCTGCCATCTTCCAATCTTTCATTTTAGTTTTACCAACATTCCATCCTTTAGATTCATAGAAGTAGTAAAACTTTTCACCTTCGTTCTTTGTGCTACCTTTTAGTTTGAAGTAGGCAATCACTTCATCGGTGGAGCTAGGTTTATTCTTTTTAACTTGTGCTGTAGGTTCTTCTAACTTTAGAGGGACCTCATTATCACACCAAGTAATATTGTTTGCAATAAGTATCTCCAGAATAGACTTGTGTACTCTGTTGTTCTCGTTCAGCTTACCTCCGTATTGGAACTCAATAAACTTAGTAAGATACCACTTACCATTATCAAGCTCTAATATCCTTTGCTTGTCGCTGTT